CTGCAACAATTAAACTTGCTGCTTCTTAATTTCAATTTATAGGGTATCTTATTATTAGATACCCTTTTTTTATACCCATGTATCATTCAACAAAGAAAAAAAAGAAGAAAATGAAAGGTGGAAGAGACTCCCTTAAAATGAAAAAGAAAGGATATTAAAGATGGAAGAAGGAAGAAAGTCTTTACAAATTAAAGCATCAAAAAATAAACAGACTCCTAGCTCATGGTTTGTAAAACAATTAAAAAAGAAGTATGACAATCCTAAAGAAGTTAGCAAATTTGGTATCATCTCTAAAGGTAGAAAAGCTAGAGAAGATGCCTATAAACAATTAAACCAGTATTAATTAAGAGGTACTTATGGCTGTAGCTGCAACAACAGAATTAGAAAGCATTAACATTATGTTGGCTGCTATAGGCGAAGCTCCTATTAACAGTCTTACAGGTACTCTTCCTGTTGATGCTCGACTAGCACAATCAACCCTTACAGAAGTAAGTAAAGAAGTTCAATCGGAAGGGTGGTCTTTTAATACTGAAATAGATGTAACTCTTACTAGAGATGTATCTAATCACATATCTCTTTCAACAAGTGTTTTAAGAGTTGATCCTAATATTCATCAACACCCTACAATAGATGCGATACAAAGATCTTTAAAACTGTATGACAGGTTAAACAATAAATATGAATTTGATGAAGATCTTATTTGTACTATTGTTTACTTTAGAGATTTTAATGAGATTACAGAACCTGCTAGACGATATATAACAATAAAAGCTGCTCGTATTTTTGTTGATAGATTAGTTAGTGATGATGGATTAAGAACTTATACACAGCAAGATGAAACTAGAGCAAGAGCTATCTTGATGGAGACAGACTTAGCTAATGGAGATCATAATGTTCTAAGAGGAGATCCTTCTTTAACAAGTGTCTTTGATACTTATTCACCTTCTAGTGCTTTGATTAGGTAACAATGGGTTTAATCTCAAGAGCTATACCAACTTTACTAAGGGGTATATCACAAGCTTCAGATGCAACTAAGCAAGATGACCATGCTGATTTGCAAGACAATGCTGATAGCAATCCTGTCTTAGGTCTTACAAAAAGGTCAGGTCTTGAATATGTATCAACTATTTCTAATACAACTTTAGGTAATGTACATATTCATACTATTAACAGAGATGTAAACAGAAGATTTATTTCTGTTTTTAGTAATGGAAATGTAAGAGTTTTTGAGTTAGATGGAACAGAAAGAACGGTACAAAAACCTGATGGCACAACATATTTAAATACAACAAATCCTAGAGATGATATAAAAACTGTTACTATTGCAGACTTTACTTTTGTTGTTAATAAAACCAAAGTAACAGCAATGGATACCACCACTTTAACCAGTGGGAATATTACGCAAGCTATAATTTTTGTAAGTCAAGTATCAAATAGCACGACATATTCAGTCACGATTGATGGAGTAACAGTTTCTGACGACACTTCTTCAGATTCAACTTTAAGCACTACACAAGTTGCAACTGATTTAAGAACAGGTTTAGCTGCTGGTTTAACAGGATTTACATTTCAACAAAATGGTCCTGTTGTTCATGTAAAAAAAACAGATGGATCTGATTTTTCTATAGATGGAAATGACACACAGGGTAATCAAGATTTAGTAATAGTAAAAAATAGTATTCAAAGATTCTCTGACTTACCAACAGTTTCACCTCATGGTTATGTAGTAGAGATAAATGGAGATGATACAACAGATTTTGATAATTATTACGTTAAGTTTGTTGCTAACAACAGCACCACTACAGGTACTTTAGAAGAAGGGCATTGGGAAGAATGTGCTGAATCAGGTATTCCTTTTAAATTTAATTACGACACAATGCCACATATTCTTATAAGGCAAAGTGATGGTGATTTTAGATTTGCAAGAGTTGATGGTGATACATATACAGATCTAAGTACTGCTGGAACTTACAGTCAATCAGGAACTACTGTTACTGTAACTTCTGCTAATCATGGATTATCAAGTAATGATTCGGTACAATTTGATTTCGTTTCTGGCAACGCTGTTGATGGTACTTTTACAGTAACGGTCACAAATACAAATACGTTTACGTTTACAGCAGCAGGTTCTTTAACAACAACTGGTAATGTAGCCTTTGGTAAAGTAAACAATTCAACCTTACCTAAATGGGGAGAAAGAACTGTAGGTGATATTGTTTCTGCACCTGATCCTTCATTTATTGGTAAGACTATAAATAATGTATTTTTTTATAGAAGCAGACTAGGAGTATTAGCTGATGATAATGTCATACTTACAACAGTATCTGAGTTCTTTCAATTCTTTAGAGAAACAGTTTTAACTATTGTTGATAGCGATCCTATAGATGTATCAGCTTCACATACAAAAGTATCAATATTAAAACACGCTGTACCAATGGCAGAACAATTAATATTATTTTCTGACCAGACACAATTTGTTCTTACATCATCATCTGTTCTTACTCTTACACCTAAAACGGCTACGGTTGTAGTTGCAACAGAATTTGAAAGTAGTGATGCAGCAGCACCTGTAGCTTCTGGTAATAGTATTTATTATCTAACTAAGAAAGGAACTTTTGCTGGTGTAAGAGAATATATTACACAAGAAGATTTAACAATAAGAGAAGCAGCTAATATAACTGTTCATGTTCCAAGATTAATTCCAGTAAATATATTTAAGTTAGCTATCTCAACAAGTGAAGATGTTTTACTTTGTCTAGGAACTGATAATCCTAATCAATTATTTGTTAACAGATGGTTGTTTGGTCCTCAAGGAACAAAAATTCTTAACTCTTGGTCTACTTACACAATTAATTCAAATAGAACCATACTTAATGCAGATTTTATTGGTACTGATTTATTTTTAGTAATACAAGAAGCTAATGGTACAACTATTGAAAAGATACCATTTGAAGCAGATGTAAAAGAAGCTAATGCAACTTTTAAATTCTGCCTAGATCATAAAGTTACTGAAGCCACTACAGGCGTATCAGTAGCTTACAACGCTACTACTGATGTTTCTACGTTTACTGTTCCTTATAGATTAAGAGCAAATATGAATGTAGTTGGTAGATATTTAGCCAGCGGGGAAACAAGTACATTTGTTGATACGCAAGGTAATACCAAAACTTTAAAACCAGGTAGGCTTATCCCTACGTCAAATTCTACTGATGGATCAACATCTACTATTACAGCTAGTGGTGATTTTAGAAATAGTAAATTTATTATTGGTGAACCATACGAAATGCACTATAGGTTTAGTCAAAGGAGATTGAGTCAAGGAGGACAAGGCAGGGATGAAATTTTAAGTGGTAGATTGCAACTACATCATTTTTATATAAAGTTTGAAGATACAGGGTTTTTTAAAGTAGAAGTCACTCCAGAAAATAGAAGTACATCTACACATAAATTTACTGGTCGTTTTCTTGGTTTAACTTCTTCTACATTAGGAAACATAACTTTAGAGTCAGGTACATTTAAAGTGCCAATAATGTCAAGAGCAGATAGAGTAGATATAGATGTAAAGAATGACACATTCTTACCTACACAACTGGCAAGTGCTGAATATGAAGCTATGTTTCATTTAAGATCTAGACGTAGTTAATGGGTTATTTAAGAAAAGCTAATTTAAAAGATCTTAATTATGTATGTGAAAACATGAGAGAAATGGATCGTCTTGAAGCTGTATATCAAACAGGACAAGAACCAGCAGATGCCTTACGTCTTACATATCTAGCAGGGGAACAGGTTTTAACAATAGCTGGTGATGACGATCAACCTATGGGCTTATGTGGAGTTATTAGAGATGGTTGTATATGGATGATATGTACTGATGAATTATTTACTAATAAAAAATATAAAATACAACTTGTAAGAAAAGGTAGAAAATGGGTAGATAGCCTATTGAAAAATTACAAAATCCTATATAATTTTGTATATGCAGAGAACGATTCTGCTATTAAGTGGTTAAAAGCTCTTGGGTTTACATTTGTTAACTATCACGAAAAATATGGAGAGCAAGAAAAACCCTTTTATGAATTTCTGAGGATAGCCTAAATGTGTTCAGTACCAGCTATGGTAGTAGGTTCAGCAGGGTTAAACCTGTTTTCGGGTCTTGCTATGCGTGGTGCTGCCAAAGAAAATGCTAGACAAACATATAAAATGGGATTACGAGCAAACCAATCAGCAGAAGATTCATTTGGTAATCAACAATCAGCTTTAGGATTTAGACAAAGAGAAAATCAAGCAATAGCAGCACAACAAAAATTAGCAAAAACAATACAAGGATTACAAGCAAGAGGAACTGCAAGAACAAGTGGTATAACAGGTATAACTGCTAGATTGATATTAGCGGATTCAGAAAGACAAACAGCTAATGCAAGAGAAGCTATAAATCAAACCTTAGAATCGGCAACTCGTCAGTACAGAAGAAATGTACAAGGTCTTGTGGCACAACGAGACAGTAGACGTAATCAAATACAAAGTCAGATAAATCAAGCATATAATCAGATACCTTCTTTAAGTTCAGTTATCTTGGGAGCAGCTTCCCAAGGACTTTCTACCTTTGGATCAGTTTATGGTAATCCAAAATTTAGCTAATGACTAACAGTTTTCAAAGTACAGCTTTTCAATCTGCTACAAGCCCTATAGATACTTTTGTGCAACCTGTAACTGTACAACCTAAAAGTGGTGCAGAGGAATTAGCTGAGATACTAGAAGCAGTTAATCCAGCATTACAAAAATTTATTGGACAAAGAATAGAAGATAAAATTAAAGAAGACAAAAGTACAGCTTTAAAATTAGCTGCTGATACTGTCTTGGCTGATGGTACTGTTGGTAAGGCAATAAACAAGATAAGAAAAGAAGACGGAGATGAAGCAGCAAAACAAACTATCGGTGGGAGTTTTTTTGTTAAAAGATTTTATAAACAATATGTAGGTGAGTTATACGGTTCACAACTTTTACCAAAAGCAAAAGAAGCATACAAAAATGCTGTTGTAGATATTACTGATGATAAAGGTAATTTAATACAAAAACCTCTTAAAGAATTTTCAACAAGTGATGAAGAATATATTAATTGGAGAAAAAATTATTTTGCAGAACAAACGCAAAAAGTTATTGATTTAGGTGGTGAAATTAATTCAAAAAATTTTATTAACAATTTAACTAATTCAGTTTTAGAATTAGATACTCTTGCTACCGAAACTCATAATAATTTTAATGTAGAACAAGTTAAATCATTAAGTAATGATTATCTAAATAAAGCGGTAGAAAATATATTAGACGGAGATAAAGAATCAGCAAAAATAGATATTACAAATTTTATAAATGACACAAGAAAATTAGGATTAACAGGTTCTGATGCTTCAGAAATTTATGGAACAATGATAGATAGTATTGCAGATATTGGTGAGTATTTAGCTACTACTGCTGATGTTAATGATTTAGATGACCTAGATGATTCTTTAGAAACTCTTGGACAATCAATACCATACGGAAATAACAATGGGACTCTTGTAGATCATCCAGATTGGAAAGGAAAAATAGCACCTGTTTTAGAAAAAATAGAAGATGAATTAAATGAAGAACTTACACAAGGACCAAAGATCCAGAAAGCATTAAGAACAATAAGATTAGAAAAAGAATTGGATAAAATAAATTCTCTTCCAATAGAAACTGAAGAAGACCGATTAATATATAAAGAAGAAATTACTAAATTAAAAAACAACAGGGAATATAGTGATTTGCATGAGATTTTTAAAAGTAATAATTATGCTTACATAGAAAATTTTACGGCTGAAATATTAAATATAAGAAGTAATATGAAATTTCAAAATTATAAAGATAATGAAACACCTCAAAAAGATTTAGCAATTATTAAAAATAAGATGGTTGATTTAGGTATTACCGACAATTCGTTGATAACAGATTTAGAGCAAGCAATAGGTATATCTAAAGAATATAAATCTATATATAAAAAATTTGATACTTTAATACAACCATTATTAACAGATATGGATAATTTTTACAGATCTAAAGCAAGTAATAATGGAACATTTGGTGGAATATCTTTGGGTAATGGTATGACAGTAAATGTTGGAGGGCTTGATAATGATACATTTATTGAAAAATACAAAAATGAACAAGAATTAGATAGAAATTTTGAAAAATGGATTAATGAAAATTATTATCTAAAAAAAGATAATTTTTTAGGAGGACCATCACAAAGCGATTTTGAGGAATATATCAAACAAGAAAGAGAAAGAGTAGAAAAAGATATTTTTAAGATAGATGATACACCAAAACCAAAACCAAAACCAAAACCTATAAATTCAAACGAAACACCTGCTTTTGGTAATCAAAAATTTGAAGTAGATAATGTAATGAATTTTGAAAACAGAAGAGGTGCAGGTTATGGCGGTGGTATGCCAGTAGAATTTAATTTACAAGAACTTTTAAATCAAGAAAACTTCCCTGATTTTGGTGGTTTAGCAGAGTTAGTAAGAAGTGGTGAGTCAGAGGGTAGTGGTCTGTATAACGCATATAACGGTGGTACAACTGATTCCGCAGGGGAAATGGATATAACAAGTAAAACTATAGGTGAGATGGAGCAAATGCAAGCTGATGGTAAAGTCTTTGCAGTAGGAGCTTATCAATTTACACCTAATGTTTTAACAGAAGCTAGAGTTTATTCTGGTCTTAGCAAAGATGATATTATGACACCAGAAAATCAAGATAGATTATTCTGGGGTATGTTACTAAGTGGTAGAAAACGACCTTCTTTAGCTGCGTACCTTACAGGTCAAAGTGATGATCTTAATGCAGCACATGAAGATTTAGCATTAGAATTTGCTGCAATACAAGGACCAGATGGTAAAGGTATGTATGATAATGACAACGCTGGAAACTATGCCACAATAGATGCAATGGCAGTTAAGCAGACTTTAATTAATGCTCGTAACCTTTTAATGAACAGGTAGTATGACTGATTCAAATTTAATCAAAGAAGATGAGAATACAGTACCAGAAGGTGCTTTTGGAATTGGATCTAAAAAAACTGATGACTTTACAAGGAATGAAGAACTAAGAACTACAGGCATACAAGACATACCAAATATGCTGATTAATGCTCTTACAAAACAATCAGGCGGTATTGTTATGCCAAGCCAGATTACAGAGCAAACAGTTACAAATTTTCAAGAAGGCGTAGATAATGTACCGCTTCTTAGAAAGGAAGATGAACAAACTGTAAGGGCTAGTCTAGCTGCTGGTTTTGATTTAACTGAAAATGCTATCAATTTTGCAGGTCGTGCAATCGGTGGTTTAAGTGGTAACAAATATACAGCTAAAGACTTTTTTGATAATGAAAAGTTAGGTGTATATATACCAGAAGAAGATGAAAATAGTTTTAGTTACAACTTAACAAAATTAGGAGTGCAATATGGAATACCATATACAGCAGCCTTTAAATTATTAGGTTCTATAGGTTTATCAAATTTTGTTTGGAAAGATGTGTTGGCAGGTGGTACTACTGCATCAGTTTTTTTTGATACCTTTGATAAAAATCTTTCTAATTATTTAGTCGATACTCCTTTGGTTGGACCAGTAGCAAAGTTACTTGCAGCAGAATCAGAAGAAGAATCTAACGTAGCGAAAGAAAGTATAAAGAAATTTATTGAAGGTGGTGTAACTGCAAAGATAGCAAATAAAACTTTTGACGCAGTTTTAAATCCTAAAAAAGTTGCAGATGCTTTTATAAATGTTGTTGATTTTTTTAAAAAATCACCACAAGCTACAAAAAGATTAATTTTTAATTTACAACAATCAAAATTTAATAAGTTTTCTAATATAAGAAAATATAATTCTATGGATGAAGTCCTTAGAAATGGTGATGATTTAGTAGATGTAGCACCAATAACAGATGATGTAGTAACAAAAACAGACGATATAGTTATAACTCCTAGAAAAAAGATAAGAAGTAAAAAAGGTAAGCAAAAGTTTCAAACAACTGATACACCTGTAGGTTTTGAAGGCAGAAATATGAATCTGTTTAGTGATGATCCTAAAGAAGTTTCAAAAATAAAAGCTGCTTACAACCAAGAATTAAATGAATTTTATCCAAAATATAAAAATATAGTTACTGATGATATGTTGATTGAAGATGCAGATGACTTTTTAGAACAAGAAGTAATACAAGAATTAAAAGAGTTTTCAGATAAATATGGTTTAAAATTACCTGTCTTGATGGCTGCTTCTGTTAGACGTATTACTGGTCTTGCTGAAAATTTAAGTGATGGTGCTAAATTATTAAAAACATTACCTACTAGGTCAGAAGAAGCAAAAATTTTAAAAAGAAAACTTGCGATACAAACAGTAAACTTTTATAGATTAATAACTGGTGATAGTAGGGCTGGTACTGTTGTAGCTAGGGCTTTAAGGGCAAGACAACTAGCAAAATTACCTAATCCAGTAACAGGTCAAACACCAAGTCAAGTAACAGCAAGTAATATACAAGTAAAAAGAGCAGAAGAGCTTAAAGGTGGTGGGTCAGAAGTTATTAGAGATGTAGCTAAAGACATAGATGATACGTTTCAAAATTTAGGTTTTACTCAGGATGATTTACTTAAGGCTTTAGAAGAAGATAATTTTGAAGGGTTTGCTGATTTTGCTAGTAAACTAGCTGCTGCTCATGGAGATCCGTTTGTTTTACAAAAATTTGTAAAAGAAGGTTTTGCAAAGAAAGCCTTGAAAGTTGGCAACGAGGTGTTTATTAATGGTATTCTTTCTAACCCTGCTACTCATGCAAGAAATACTATTGGCACTATGCTTAATGTAATTAAAGGGCCAGCCGACTTGTTGGCAGGTTCAATATCAAAAGAAGGTTTAGATCCTATTTTATTTAGAAGAGCAATGGCCGAGTTTGCTATGTTTCAACAAGCTCAAAGTGATGCTTTAAGACTAGCAGGGCAAGCTTTTAAAGATGAAAGAAATATTTTAGATAAATCTAGAATGATTGTTGATTCTGGTAATGACCCTACACAAAGATTTGCTATAGGTATGCAAGGTGGAACTTATGATGGAGATGGTCTTCAGAAAGTAAGAAGCGGTGAAATGAACATAGCACAATATGTTAGGAAAGGTCTTGTACCTGATCTTGTTAATACTTTTAGAACTATAAATACAAGTCCTACAAGAGCTTTATTAGCAGAAGACGAATACAATAAACAATTATCTTTTAGAATGTTTTTAAAGGGATCATTAGTTGAAGATGGTTTAAGAAGAGGTTTAGATGGTAAGGCTTTAGATGACTATGTTGATACAAGTTTTGAACTTGGTACAAGTTGGATTGCTAAAAAAGGAGAAGAGCTAGACCTTGCTCTTAAAGGTATTTCTGAATCTCAAGCTTTTATTGGGTCAGATGGAGAAGCAGTTGCAATAGGAGAAGATTTGTTTTTAAAAATAAGAGATGCTCTTGATTATGCTGCTGATCGTACATTTACTACCAGAATTGATAATAAATTTGTTAACGCATTTAAACATCCTGCATGGAAACCTTTAATACCTTTTATGAATACACCTCTTAATTTGCAACAGACCTTATTAAAAAATACACCACTGGCAACTAGGCTAACAAATAATGCTTTATTAAAAGGAATGTTAGATACGCATAGAAAACAATTACAAAGCAGTAACCCTTCTGTTTCTGCAAGAGCTAGAGGTACAACTAGAATGGGTACTGGTATATGGGTTACTGCTATTGGTTTAAGTATGGCTGCTGCTAATAAATTTGCAAAGGTTGCTTTAGTTGATGGTAATGATCCAAATTGGGTTCAAGATAAGATAAGACAATATAGTGGTGATATAGGATATGCTTTAAGACTATTAGTTACTGATCCTAAGACAAAAGAACCTGTGCTTGGTCCTGATGGAGAACCTAAATATAATTTTATTGATGTTGGCAGAATTGGACTTGATCCAGTAAGTGCAATATTTAGAGCAGCAGGTTGGTGGGGAACATATAGTAAATATCTTAGTGATGAAGACCAAGAAAATGCAGCTTTAGTTATGAGTATTGCTTTAGCTAGAGATCTTTTGAATGTTCCAATGCTCGAAAACATTCAAACGCTTTTTGACATTATTCGCAATAGACCTGATGCTGCATCTAACTTTTTTGCCAACTATCTTAATTCTGCTCTTATCCCTTTTTCTTCATTAAGAAAAGGTATTGCAAAAAAAGAATATACAATTATTGATCCAAGGTCAGGTAAAAAATTAAAAGGGTTTTTTAGACATGATAAATCTATTCAAAAAGGTGATTATATAAAACAAGAGGTAAGAACAAAATTTGATGATGGTACTTTAATACCAGAAGATCATCCCTTATATGGAACATTAAAAACACAAAAAGAAGGATTACCTTTAGAATTTTTTGTTAAAAAAGTAGCTTTAAAAATGTTTAAAGAAATAGAAACAAGTTTTCCATTTAATACAGATATACAGCCAGAACGTCATTGGCTTACTAATCAGTTCTTAGAGTATCCTAAAAATTTTGGACCAAATAGCGGAATGAATCCCATTTACTTAGGAACATCTTTAAACGATCCTGTTATTAGTCTTATGTTAAGAAGTCGATCAAAAATAGGACCACCATCTTCTCATTTATTTAGAAAATCTCCAGATGGAGGTATTCTTTTAAATTCAATACAATATAGAAATTTAAAAGAATTTATTGGTTCTACAAAATTAGATGACAATGGTATTGAAAGTGAAAATGGTAAGACTGTATATGAAAGACTTTTTCCAATCGCAAAAGATAAGAAAGTTTTAGAAATTTTAAATTTTATAGATGATGGAGAAGTTGATGAAGAGTTTAATCTTGAAAAATCAGCCGTATTAATTGACAGAGCAAACACATCATCAGAACTTAGAAAAAATTTACGAAAAATAATTAATCCATATATAACAGCAGCAAAACTTAAATTATTTAATTTAGAAGATGAAAAGGGAGGAGCAAAATCTTTACTACCTGCTTATGTAAGAGAAAAGAAAAGACAAAAAGAAAGTCTTTTAAATCGTTTAAGGTAAATTTATGTTTATAACGATATACTTAAAACATTAGAAAGTGTTTAATTAAATTAATTATGGCTACCAACACTACTGCATCTTTTACAAACCACACAGGCAATGGTACTGCTGGTCCGTTTAGTATTTCTTTTTCTTACTTATCAGAAGCTGAAGTTGACGTATTTGTTGGTGGTGTTTTAAAAACCATTACTACACACTACACATTTACAAGTGCAACTCAGATTACCTTTACTTCTGGTAATGAACCTGCTAATGGTGCTGTAATTAAAATTCAAAGAGATACAAATATAGGTGCAAAAAAAGTAGATTTTAATGATGGTAGTGTTCTTACAGAATCAGATCTTGATACACAAAACGATCAATTATTGTTTGGTTTACAAGAACTGTCAGATGAATATGTAAAAAGAAATGGAACTCAATCTATAACTGGTAATCTTGTATTTGAAGGAAGTACTGATGATAATAACGAAACAACTTTAGCTATAACAGATCCTACTGCTGATAGAACAATAACTTTACCTGATAGATCAGGAACTGTAATTACATCAGGAGATACAGGTACAGTCACCTCAACAATGATTGAGGATGGAACTATCGTAAATGCTGATGTAAATGCAAGTGCAGCTATAGCTGGTACAAAAGTTACACCAGCTTTTGGAAGTCAAAACTTATCTACAACTGGTACGGCTGCAACTGGAGCTTTGTCAGTAACAGGGAATATTGGCGTTTCTGGAACTGTTGACGGTAGAGATGTAGCTGCTGATGGTACAAAATTAGATGGTATAGAAACTGCTGCAACAGCAGATCAAACCGCAGCAGAAATAAGAACTTTAGTTGAAGCTGCTACTGACTCCAATGTATTTACAGACGCAGACCATACAAAGCTTAATGGTATAGAAACTGGAGCTACCGCAGATCAGACAGATGCAGAGATAAGAACTGCTGTTGAAAATGCAACAGATAGTAATGTCTTTACAGATGCAGATCATACTAAATTAAATGGCATAGAAGCTGGAGCTACTGCTGACCAAACAAACTCAGAAATAAAGACAGCATATGAAGCAAATTCAGATACCAACGCTTTTACAGATGCAGAAAAAACTAAGCTTAGTAATTTAGGTTCTTTAAATGCTTTATCTGATGTAAACACAGCAGGTGTAGCAGATGGAAAGATTCTTAAATATCAAGCGTCAAGTAGTAGTTTTATAATTGCTGATGATACTGGTGGATCTCAAGGTGCTACTACATTTACAGGTTTAACAGACACCCCTTCAAACTATGGTAATGCTGCAAATAAAACATTAAAAGTAAACTCTAGTGGTAATGCTGTTGAGTTTGTTGATGTATCTACAGATATAGTAAATGACACCACACCACAGCTAGGTGGTAACTTAGATGTTCAAACAAATGAAATAACAACAAGTACAACTAATGGCAATATTAAATTAAATCCAAACGGCACAGGCGTTGTTGAGATTAAAGGTGATGGTAGTAGTGCTGATGGAACTTTACAACTTAACTGCTCACAAAACAGTCATGGTGTAAAAATTAAATCACCAGCCCATAGTGCAGGTGCAAGCTATTCACTTACCTTACCTGTTAACGTACAAAATGGTGGTAGATTAAAAACAGATACTAACGGTGTCCTTAGTTGGGATACTAACACTTATCTTCAAGCAAACCAGCAAATAATTGGCTCAAGTATTTTATTTAATTCAACAAGTCAAAACATAGTTTTTGATACTGATGGTAATAATACACATACTATCTCTTTTGTTGCTCCAAGTACTTTAACTAAAACAAGTGCATTTACCTTGCCAGAAGACGGAACTAATGGTCAATTTTTAAAAACAAATGGTAGTGGTGCATTATCTTTTGGCACTGTAACTACAGATTTAGTTGGTGATACATCACCACAGTTAGGTGGTGACTTGGATACCAATGGCAATATCATAACTTTTGGTACAGGTGTTGGTTTTTCTAAAAAAACAGGAGCAACAAACGCTGTTGTAAATGGTGTTACTCAACACGTAAAACAAAACTCTCTAATAATAGATGGTGGAATTTACGATTTATTCTTTACAGGAGGGTCATCAGGATCAAAAATAACTTTTGGTAGTTCTGACGGTGCAACACACGAAGTGATGAGAATTACTCCATCAGTTCTGGGTGCAAGTCAACACGGTAAGGTTGAGCTTAAATATGTAACAGCAAACGCTGGTGGTAGTACTTCTTCTTCTACAAAATTAGCAACTACACCAACTGGTATAAGTGTTACTGGTACTGTTGCTGCCACAAGTTTTACAGGAGATGGATCAAACTTAACAGGGGTATCGGGAGCAAAAGGTGGGTCAGGTGAGGCTATATTCTATGAAAGTGAAAATACAATGGATAATGATTACACAATATCAACAAATCATAACGCTTTGGTTGCAGGTCCACTGACAATTAATGCTACACTAACAGTAAATACTAACTCTGTTGTGACGATTCCATAATGGCAATAGCAATTAACGGATCTTCAAATACGATTACTGGATTAGCAGTAGGCGGTTTGCCTGACGGTTCTGTAACCGCTGCTGATCTAGCTAGTGGTGTTGCTTTTAATCCATCCTCACTTGTAGTCTTAGAGCAGTTTTATTTATTAGCAGATGGTAGGTCAGTTACCACATCAAATGGAACAGTAACAACAACTAATGTTACAGCTACTCAAGCTGCTACAGATGCACATGCAACATTAAATGGTTCTAGTATTAGTTATCAACCGCCAACTGGCACAACAGAAGTTATATATGAATTTATGACGGCTGTACAAGAGAATAATGATAACGATAGATTTTTATCAACTTTTGCTGTGCAAATAGATGGTACGACTATAGAAGCAAGTAAAGATAACATTTTCTTGTCACAAACTCAATATTTAGGTCATCTAAACGTTAAATTTCCTATCAGAATAAAAAGTTCTGGAAGTGATGATAACGATACAGGAGATCGAGCTGGATGGTCATCTGCCAAAACATTAAGTGTAATAGCTAATAGATATTCATCTTCATATCATTTGCTTTTTCATACTAAACGATATTGGGGTAATTCTGGTACAACTGGTACTGACGTACTAAAAAAACCATATGTAGGAATTACAGCTATAGGAACACCTTAATTATGTCAGGAAAGATTAAACTAAACGCAGCATCAGGTGGTGGCTCAGTAAGTCTAGAGGGGCCAGCTTCAAGTAATGCTGACGTAGAATTTAAATTACCTGTAGCAGATGGCAGTGCTAATCAAGTTTTAAAAACAAATGGTTCTGGTGTTTTAAGTTTTGGTGCAGATCAAGGCGGTAAAATTGTACAAGTTAAATCCGTATCAAAACTTGACACTTTTGCTGTAACTAGCCCAACAGCTAATCAATATTATGATGTTACAGGTTTGGATAATTTACAAATTACAACTACAGGTTCTAATAAAGTTATTGTTTTTATGAGTGTATATATGGGATTGCAAGCCTCTGGTTACACTGGTTACATGAGAGGAATAAGAACTACAAGTGGATCTGTAACAAATTTATCTTATCCGAGTTCATCAGACGCATCAAACGAAGCTTCTGCTGTAACAGTGGCAGGATCTAATACATCTACTAATAAAAGTACTCATGCTTTGCATATTGTCGGATTTGAAGATAGCCCAAGTGCAGGCACACATACATATGGTATTCAAATTGCAACTCGGAATACATATGCAATTTACACAGGTAGACCTTATGACGGAACAAACGCTAGTAACCTAGTAGTAACCCCTTCTGGAACAATTACACTTTATGAGGTGGAGGCATAATTATGTTAGACCATGAAGCTATAGCAAAAGCATATCCAAATGTAGTAACTATTGATGATGGTTTTGGTGCATTTGATAAAGACAATAAATTGATTCATCTTGAACAATCTAAAATAGACGAGGCAAGAACAGCTTTAAACGCTGAAGCTCTTGCTAATAAGTACAAAACTGACAGAACAACTGATGGTAAAGAAACGTATCCTAGTGTCGGAGATCAATTGGATGCTCTTTGGCATTGTATTGATGCTGATGCTGATTTAAAAGTTAAATTTGCAGGTTGGTACGATTACCTTAAAGTGGTTAAAGATTCTAACCCAAAACCTTCATAGGAGATAAATTATGAGTAGTAGAGTTATTGTTAACAGTATTAGACACACAGGAGCAAGTGTTGATGGAATTACTTTAGATAGTTCTGGTAATTTTTCTACAAATGGTTCAATTACAGCAACTGGTACAATCACAGATAGCAAAGGCAATATAAGAAAAATAATTATAAGCAGTAAAAGTAGTGCATATACTTTAGTAGCTGCTGATGCAGGGAAAGCTATATATATTTCAACTGGTGGTGTTACTGTTCCAAATGCAGTTTTTTCTGCTGGTGACGCAATAACAATTATCAATAATAGTGGATCGAGTCAAACTATAACACAGGGTACTAACGTAACCATGTACAATACTGCGGATGCTGCTACAGGTAATAGAGCTTTAGCTGGTAGAGGAATGGCAACTATGTATTTTGTTGATTCTTCTACTGCGTACATCTCAGGATCAGGGTTAAGCTAATGGCTACTCAACAAATATTGTTGGGTGTTGGTGGTGTTTCTGCTGTAGAGGTAAATGCAAGTAGCACTACTAATGTTGTTTTAGCAACTGTTTTTGGATCAGATTGGGCTGCTACTGTAGATAAAATATACAATGTTCCATCTGGTGTAACTATAGGAGCAACTGCTGGAAATGCAGCCATATTAGTTTCATCTGGTATGGGCGGAACATTAGTAATTAATGTTGCTGGAGCAGTTCAAGGACATCATGGAACTGCTGGAAGTGGTGGTTCTGGAAGTGTTCAATACACAGCCGATTCTGGTGATGATGGTGGTGATGGTGGTCATGCAATAAGTGTTGCTTCATCTGGAGCAACTATAAACAACACTGGCAGTATTTCTGGTGGTGGCGGTGGTGGCGGTGGTGGCGGCCAAGGAGGTCGTAGGCAAGCAGGGTTTTTCTTTCATGCTGGCGGTGCTGGCGGTGCTGGCGGATTAGGTCAAGGATATAATCAAGCTAGAACTTTCGGAGCTTCTGGATCACCAAATTCACAAGGAAATATGAATGTTGGGTCTGGTGGTACTGGTGGTTACGGCGGACTTTTTGGTATGGATGGAAGTAACGGAAATAATGGCATAAGCCATCATGGAAATTATGGAAGTGGCGGAAGTGGCGGTGCTGCTGGAAAAGCTATTAATAATGGAGGTGCATCTTGGACAAACGGCACTACAAGCGGAACATATCACGGTTCTTATACCTAAATAATGGATATACCAGAAATTAATCTGCCTGATACAGATTATATTCTCGTACCACCTAATACAATATTCTATCCACCTGTGGCAGAGATTCCATATCTAGATCCAGTTCTTCTTCCAAGTCTGGAACAGGTAGAGTCGGGTTTGGGAGGTCAGGAAGCTTCTGTCGAAGAAGAAAAAGAATCTGCAAAGGAGGAAGGGTTGCAAGTAACACCAGAATCAATACCGAAAAACCTGCCAGAAACCAAAGAAACCTTATCAAGTGAAGAAGCTATAGCTACCTTTACTATACCTTTTTATGGTGAAATGCCTATACCTGCACCAGAAGTCATTGCATCTTCTGTAATCGCTGCGGGTACTGCATCAGTAGCGAGCGTGGTAGGGGGGATTGCTATGCAGTCAGTATTAGCTTTTATCAAGAAAACATTTAAGAAAATCTTTACTAAGATTCTTAAAAAAGAAGTCGCAAATGTGAAAGAAAAGATAGATAATAATAAAGGTAGCTAGAGTTCACATACCTGTACGTGTGGCGTCTAACTAGCTACTTAAATTATTGCCATTTACCTTTAGTTTCCCATTCTATATATTCTTTATTTCTTTTTTCAATGTAATCCCAAAACCATTTATTTGGATCGTTTGCATCTGTAACAGGTCTTGGTTTTAATTTTTTTAGTTGTTTTTCTAATTCATTTTCAACAATCCAATCCATATGTTTTATAACTTGTCCTAATAACTGATTTTCAAAAGCTGGACTTTTCATATATAAAAACACCATAAAACCAGATCCAAATGTAATTCCTGATATAATTAATGCTAAGACAGCGATAAAACGTGTTCTTAAACGACTTGTAGTACGTATTACTTTTTTCATTATTGTTTAAATTTTTCTGCGTTGGCTTTTACATAACTTCGTATATTGATGACATCACTACAGATGTATGCGTATTTTGAAGCAGGGTTTATCATATAACCTGATGCGTGAAGCTGTCCGCACTTCAAGATACGAACTAGCTGCTTATCATGCACTTGCTTGTCTAATTCTTCTTTGGCTAGGTCTAGCTTTACTTTTGCTAATTCAGAACACGTATCATTATTAGTTCCTAGCGGTATCATAAAACTCATCTGAAACCCCCAACCTTCATTTATATTATATGTATCTTCTCCTTGTGCATCATTACCTGTATAGAAAGGTGTAAATGCCATAGTGGGTTGACTACAAACTAAGTTACCAAACTGTAGTTTACCTGTCATTCCATTATTAACATTCATATTCTGGTTGATAATACTAGAGTTACCAACCGCATTAGGTTGAGCCTGTACATTTGTATCGCCTTCGGCTCTTGCTTTATTACTGACTAAAGACAGACAAGCTAGTAATAACGCTAGTAGTGTTGATCGTGTCATTCTGAGTTATTTGCTCAATAAGACCTGCTGATCTTGTTGTGATATTCAGCGACCAAGGTAATGATGAATCGTCAACAGTAAATACTGCATCACCACCTGCAATACCAGCAGATGCAGCTACAGATATATTAGATCCTTCCCAAGTGTTTACTGCTGATCCATATTTCTCAGTCACAATGCTACGAGTGATAGTCTGAGTTGTATTTTCAGTGCGGTTACTAGAGCCTGTACTCCAAGTTGGTACTCCGTTTGCGTAACAAGGTGCAGCTATAAATAAACCTAGTAAGAGTAGCTTTTTCATTTGATGCCTACTTTAGTGTTCTTATTATCTACTATAGTATCTTTTTTCTTTTTTATCGAAAATCCCAGTGAGGCAGTGGAGGCACTAAAGATCGAGGCTATGAAAGTTGGATCAAAATCTACAATCTTTTTACCAGATGGCGGTTCGTAATATGAAAGAGATAATAGCGTTGCACTCCAAAGAAGAACACAAACTTTGACAATGGTTTCGACTTTACTTGGTTCTTGATCTTCCATATTAAAAAAACTGCCTAGTGTGTGAGGAGTAAGCTGTTGACCACTGCTTATTTAGGCAGCTATATGGCAAACTTAGCAAATATTGGTATGTTTGGAAAGTAACACAATACTAATTATGCTGAAAATCTTAAAACCCATACTACTAAAGTTCTTTACCACAACTGCTGTAAAAAGATTAGTAGTCGATTTGCTTCGTGCAATTTGCAAGCAGACCTCGAATACTCTTGATGACAGAGCCGTTGATATGTTAGAGCAACAGTTGTTTCCCAAAATGAACTGACATGAACAGCCAAGAGTTTTTTAAAATACTCATAGGCGAACCACCTCTTGAAGTTGAATTAGAAATAGAAATGAAATGTAGAGAGGTGGAAGAGCTGCCAGAAAGTATTATGAAAGCATATGCTTTTGCTTTGGTAAAAGAAAACAAAATGCAAGATTTACTTATTATGGCAGCTATGCAACGTATTACTGAATCAGAAATTAAGTTATTAAGAACTGAAATGGCTCTTCATCATTACAAAAATAACTTAAAACCAAAAAAGAAAAGTTTACTCAACAGAATCAAGACTATGTTGGGCGTGTTCAGATGATCTATTATCTTCCCATAACACCTTGTAGTAATACATTCTAGTACCTGCTGAGTTTTTTCTTTCTATAGTTTCAGTAATATTGCCATACTTTTTCTTATATGTATTAGCTATAACAGAATAGTTCTTTCTAGATACACGATCATTGATTTGGAATCTTTGTCCGATTAGCTTATTAGGCATAATTTGATAAAACAAGGTATATTAGTTTCAAAACCAATTCTAATTATGGGAAAAGAAAAAAAGTTAGAATTATTAGAAAATCTTCAAACTGTTCTGATACAAGAACTATTAGGAAAGATAAAATGTGGCGAAGCAAAACCAGGAGATCTTAACGTAGCTAGACAATTACTAAAAGATAATGGCATAGAGTGCATACCAACAGAGAAGAATCCGATGGAAGATCTTATGTCAAACCTACCAGACCTTGATGTAATACCTGCACTTGAGAGATAGTTTATGAAAATTTTAGATACCTTTGCAGGTATAGGTGGTTTCAGTTATGCTGCTGAAAAACTTATAGGCGGTTTTGAAACTACACAATTTATAGAAATTGACCCTTTCTGTCAAAAAGTCCTCAAAAAACATTGGCCACACGTTCCTATCCATGACGACATCAGAACCTTTACAGCAGAACCTTTTCAATATCAAGTCATTACAGGAGGATTTCCCTGTCAAGACATATCAGTTGCAGGCCTTCAAAAAGGTATTACCAAAGAAACCAGATCAGGTTTGTTTTACGAACTCATGCGAGTCATACGCATGGTACGACCCAAATACGTTGTCTTGGAGAACGTGGCAGCGATCCTTAATAGAGGGTTGGACATTGTACTCAGGGAACTTTCCGAAGCAGGGTATGATGCAGAGTGGTCAGTTATTTCAGCAAGTTCTGTGGGAGCCTGTCATCAGAGAAGCAGGTGGTGGCTCATTGCCTACCCCAACGACAATGGATCACCTTCCACAGAGAAGTGTGGATTCAATGGTAAAACAAGTGACAGAACACAGAAAGGGCAGAACCAAACTTGCCAATCTGAGAGAAGCAGTAAATCCAGAAACAGTACAGTTGTTCAACGAGCTTCAGAGTTTACCGACTCCGACAGCAAGAGATCACAAAGACGGCTGTTACAATTCAACAAAGAACTGCAAGAAACAAGACACATTAGGCAGAAAGATACATTTAGTTCTACCAACCCCGACAGCTTTAGAACACAAAGCAACAGCAAAAGAATGGAATCACCAATCTGGACAAATGCTTTCCTTAATAGCAAGGAGAGGAGAACTCTCGACCCAGACTGGAGAAGATATGTTTCTGAACCCAGCCTTTGTAGAGGAGATGATGGGTTACGAAATAGGGTGGACAGACTTAGATCATTAGGCAATAGTGTTGTACCTCAATGTGCAGCTATTCCTTTGCAGAGGGTAAAAGATCTTTATGCAACCACTTCCTGAGAAACTACAAGATTTTAGATACTTTCTAATAATAACCTGGCGACATCTTAACCTACCTGACCCCACGCCAGTTCAATTAGACATAGCTGAGTATTTACAATACGGTCCTCGTAGAAAGATCATACAAGCCTTTAGAGGTGTAGGTAAGAGTTGGATTACATCTACCTATGTTGTATGGAAACTACGGATGAATCCACAATTAAAGTTTTTAGTTGTATCTGCAAGTAAGGATAGAGCAGATAACTTCTCTACTTTCACTATGAGATTAATCAATGAGATGCCTATACTTGCTCCATTACGACCAGATGACTCTCAAAGAAACAGTAAGATCAGTTTTGATGTTGGCCCTGCACACGCTGACCACGCCCCTTCAGTAAAGTCTCAGGGTGTTCTAGGGCAAATGGCTGGTAGTCGTGCAGATGAGGTCATAGCAGATGACGTAGAAGTACCAAATAACAGCTTTACTCAACCGATGAGAGACAAATTATCGGAAGCTGTAAAAGAATTTGATGCAATCTTAAAACCAAACGGCAAGATAACCTTTCTTGGTACACCACAAACAGAACAATCTCTATATCTAACCCTAGAAGAACGTGGATATACGACTCGTATCTGGACTGCACGTTATCCAGAGCTTAAAAACAACTATGGAGACAGATTAGCTCCTAAGTTAACAGAAAAGCTTGTACAAGAGCTTGTAAAGCCTAAAGAGCCTGTTGACCCTGATAGGTTCTCATCAATAGATCTGATGGAACGAGAAGCTTCCTATGGCCGTTCTGGGTTCTCTTTACAGTTTATGCTAGACACTAGCCTATCTGACCAAGATAGATACCCTCTAAAGCTATCAGACCTTATTATCAGCAGTGTTAACATTGATCACGCACCAGAAAAGATCATATGGTCATCATCACCAGAGTATGTAATCAAAGAATTACCTTGTGTAGGGTTTAATGGTGATCATTTCTACCGACCTGCTCAACAATTTGGTGATTGGATTGAATATACAGGCTCTGTGATGTTCGTAGACCCCTCTGGGAAGGGTCGAGATGCCACTGGTTACGCTGTTGTGAAGATGCTTAATGGTAATCTATACGTTCCTGATGCAGGGGGTCTTAACGGTGGTTACAGTGACGCTGTATTAACAACCCTATCCAAGATAGCTAAGACAAATAAAGTTAATACAATCCTTGTAGAATCAAACATGGGTGGTGGTATGTTTGCAGAACTCATGAAACCTTTCCTTATGAGGTATCATCCCTGTGAAATACAAGACGTTAGAAACACTAAAACTAAAGAATTACGCATCATAGATACCTTAGAACCTGTAATGAACTCTCATAGACTCATAATTGACAGAAAGGTAGTAGAAAAAGACTATAGATCTAACCCTAATGAAGCTCCAGAAAGAAAACTTAAACTTCAACTCTTCTATCAAATGTCTCGTATAACAAGACATAGAGGTTCTTTAGTTCACGATGACATCCTTGATGCTCTATCTGGTGCTGTAGCTTACTGGACTGAATACATGAACCAGGATGAAGACCGTAATATTAACTCTCGTAAAGATGAAATGCTTAGAGTACACCTAGATAACTGGGGGTCTTTTATGAATAACACTATCTCTCAAACTGCTATGGGTATGTCTCATGGACAAATAAGAAATTCTAATACCCCCGATGATGGCTTTATAAGTAAATCTTATTAAAGCTCACTTGTAGATAGATCATGGGGGGATTATAGGGGGGTCGTTAAGTTCCATCCATAGATAGATCATAGATTTGACCTTCATCAGCATCTTCATTATAATTTACTTATAGGTTCTCTCTCCTCATAAGACCCTATAAATGACCCTTGTAGTTTCCTTCTGGGTGGTCCTATAAGGGTCTTATAAAATGTTTTTGACGCAAAAATTTGAAAGGCTTACGCATATATACAAATCTAAGATTTACCCCATATATACAACTTTTTGTGCAAATTTAGTCTATATATACAGTCTTTTGTATGTAGTACTGTCATAGAGACAGCACTGCAAGTTAACTTATAGCTGGGATCTTAGGGTTTTTATCTTGTTTTGGACAGTAAAAGGACAATAATTGGACAGGGTGGGGGGATATATAGGGTCTATTGTTACAGATTGTAAAGATTTTCTATGTTTTTATTTTATCGATAGCGGCCTGTAGTAATAATTCAATCAGTACTACAACCTAGTACTAATCCCAGAACTTATTAATCAAATGATTACTACAACAAACCAAAAGGAACAATTAAGAAAGTTTTATGATGCTTTCATTATTGACCCAAGCGGACACATTGAACTTAAAGAAGATCAAAAGGAAACTTATCAAGATTTTGTAAGAGAGTTGCATGATGATGAATTTCCTAATAATTGGAGATACAAAATCATTACTGATCTACTACAGAACTTTGTTAATGAGTACGACCAGGAAGACCTTGAAAATTATCTACATGAGATAACAGACTCATTAGTAGACGTTTACAATTCTGACCTTATTAAATGGGTTAATGATGATCTATCTAGAGGTTGCCAAGAGATAAACATTCAGATTGAGGGAAGATATGATTTATTTGATGTCATCCGCAATACTCAATATGAAGCTATCTATTCAATGGGTTATCAGATATTAAATCATCAATACAAATAACAATGAAAAAAAACATTGCTGAATACATCAACGAGCTTTTAGCTGATAGAGAAAGACTATTAGATGAAAGAGAAGATGCAACCGAGGAAACAAAATCTGAATTATCAACTATATATAAAGCTCAAAAAGCAATGGATTATATAGTTGAAGAAAACGTTTAGACAATCCCTTAAAGCCTCTGCGGAGGTTTTAAAGGGTTCTCTTAACAAGTGAACCTTAACTGCCCAGTTATCAATTATTAATTATGAATTGGTTATCAAAGGAAAAATCTAAGTACTGGGATAAGGCTTATCAAGAATATTCTCTTGAGAGTGGCTTATCTTTAAAAGACTTAAGTAATTGGATTAAAGTAAATCCTTTTGTAGCAGTAGCTATAGAGGATAGAGCTATTGAATTTATGAGGTCTACAAAATGACCTCTAACAAATACGACTACGAAAAGGAGCTTAAAGCTGCTAAACGTGCAGAAATAGAGCGCATATGGTTTGCCCAAGAAGCAACTAATAAGGAGTTATTAGAGGCTTATAAAGCTCTAGATATTAAGGAGAATGATTCATGACTATTTACGAATACTTTGATGCCTTAACCAACATAGGGTTAGACATAGGCCACTCAGAAGAATTTGAAGATGCAATTAATGACACACTTGCATTGATACAAGATTCTTCACTAGCTGATATTGAATCAGGAGAAGAAGAATGACTTCTTTAAT